GACTTCTTAGGTGCGTTAACTGCTTCCCAGGGATTTAAATTCCTCGGGGGTAGTTACACCACTGTCATCACTCAGCACAATCAGAGGTGGTTGGTACCACTTCCCCCACGTAAGTGGGAGCAGGACCGTCGTTTTACGGTCTCTTCCGATTGTGCGGGAATTTTGCATAAGCGGATTAAGTCAATGAATCGGATATCCGTTCCAGAGACTCTTCCTCCTTCTGCATTCCTACCGCGCTTCAAAAATCCTGCTTCGGTAGGGCATGCGCTTAATGCGTTGGCCTTGCTACGAAGTATTCGTTAATAACCCCATTGTAAACGAGGCTATTATGCCGCAAAATACCACTATCGCCATTCAAGATGGCGCGTCTACCCCCGTCACCCATACATTCAATCCTCAAAGCATTGACGCCAATGGCGTCGCGCTTTACAAGGAACGAACGTCTGGTGTGCCGATCGGGCAGCCACAGCTATCGCTGAGTGTGCGGGCACCTGCTGGCAACAGCACCACTTATAAGGTAACCGGTCGTTTGACCATGCCTAAAGTGGTAACAGTGACTGACTCTTCCGGTAAATCCGCAACGTCTGTCGACTACGCTCCTTTGGGTACATTCGAGTTCGTCCTTCCTCAGAAGGCGGACAAGATCGACCGTACGAATCTTCGCGTCCTTTTGAGCAATGCTCTCAAGAATGCGACCGTCGTGTCGATGATCGATGACCTGGAAGGTGTCTGGTAACACCAGCCCCCTTCCAATCCCAAAAAAGTCTTGCATAGGTATAAACCATGCTTGTATCTAGCGAAGCTAGCTACACTAGTCGATCAGCAACTCACAAACTGTGCGCAGGTTTTCTGCGCGCAGTAGGAACTCCGTTTGCTCGTACCCTTTTAGGATACCTGCGTGACGGAAATTACCAGCAAATAGTCGATTCCGACATTTTTGTCGATGATTATGACGATTTTTCGTCATTTTCTGTTGATTATTGCTGTCAAAGCCTCTTGCGTAAATATCCCTTGTTTCCACTTGGGATAGATACTAAGCAAGTTGCTTTAGATAAGTTCCTTGAAAGTGAGGCCTCCTGTCTCCAAACAAACATTTCTAAAGTTCGACCGTACGTGATCCAAGAAATTGGGCTCACGCCTGAGTCATACATTTCGTATGCCAGGAAAAAGATACAGTCGCTCCTCGGAGATTTTTGTTGGAATGAGGCGGCGGAACGTTTCGGTTTCTCCGGAGGCGCTTCTACGCGCCTTAAGAGGAAGTCTGGTGCTCCGTTCTATAAATTTCAGGGTAAACCTGATGTGACTAGAAATTGCGCCTTACTTGCCTCATGCGCCGTACGCAGCGTTCCGCTGTGGAAAGAGCATTTGGCCGCCCAATTCGGTGATGAACCTTGTAATTGGTTCAACATCGTCGAGGGCAGTAAGGTGACCACCGTCGCTAAAACAGCTAAAACTGATCGCTGTATCGCTATCGAACCTGACATGAACATGTTCATTCAGAAAGGTATCGGTTCAGTTATCAGGGCTAAGCTCAAGTCAGTTGGTATCGACTTGAACGACCAGACACGCAACCAGATTCTGG